GTATCTATTTCATTAGTATCTTCTGGTATATTATCTTCATAAATATTAATATATACATCATCTTCAGTTGTTTCTAAAATATATTTATTACATATTGGACAATTATTTATTTCTTTATTTAGTAAACTATTCCAGCAATAATTACAAATAAATGCAGAACAGCAATCTTTTATAATTTCTTCATTTTTATTTTTATTTTCTAAACATATATGACAAATATCTGTAGTCATTTGTGTTGATTAATCTTATTAATTAGATAAATAATGTTTCAAATTATAATAATTAATTAGATTTATGTGCTCTTAATTAAATAATTTGAATTTTATTTAAAATTAATTTAGTATAATTAAAATAAATATTTGGTAGGATGAGTTCAGTTACTACTGTTAAAATCGCTGATAAAAAACTTGGATTCACATTAGACAAAACAAAACAAACTCCGACTATTGAAAAAATTACTGTTGGAGGTGCATTAGAAAAAGAATTGATTGAATCGTGTTCACAAATTGCTCCTGGATGTGAAATACATTCTATTAATAATGAATCTATAATTGGATTAAACTTTGATTATGCTATGAAAAAAATAAAATCATTTACAGAAAGACCAGTTGAATTAAAAATACTATCTCCAAAAGTGAATATATCAAGTAAAGATAATGTTTCCGAAGAACCTAAAAACTTAACTCAAAAAGTATCAGTAAAAGAAATGGAAGAAATATCTAAAATAGCTACAGAAAAAGCTATTAGAGATTTAGTAAAATCAGAAATGGAAAAAAAAGAGGAATGTGATTCAGATGAAGCTCAATATGATTCATCTTCTACTAAATATGATTCTGACGAAGATGGTTATGGTTATATTTCAGTTGAAAAATATAGAAAATTAGAAAAAGAAATACATAATATAAGACTTGAAAAAAACAATATAGAAATTTGTTGGAAAGATGATATTAAATTATTAGAAGATAAATTAGAACCATTTTTATACATTAATGATATAATTCTTGGTATTCATTCATTTGATTTGTCTAATGAAAAAATATCTAATTCAAAGCAACTAACAAATAAATTAAATGATATTAATGAAAATTATCATAATTATATTTTAGAATTAAATGAATATATTACAAAAATTGAATATTATGGCCTTAAAGTAGGATTTACAGATTATATTGAAAAAATGAATAAAAAAATTGTGAAATATAATAAATATACTAAACTTAAAATTAATTTTATATATTATTTTGAATTACTACAATTTATATGTACAATTATTACATTTCCACTATTAATGAATTTTATATACAAATATATTATATAAATAAAAAGAATATTATAAAATAGTAAATATGATATAATTATATTTTTTATAATGTTAATAGTTTCATTTCATCCATAAGCATAGATGATAATATACCTTCTTGTTTATCATTTATTTTAAAATAATATTTATTATCTTTTATTAATTTATGAATTAAATCTATTATTTGGTAGGATATTCTTGTTTCTTTAAAAAAATCTAAATCGTGGTCTATTTTTACTGAGAAATGATTAGCTTCATCTTGTTCATCGGGGTCTGTAAATATAAGTGAATAATGTTTTGGGAATTTTCTTGTATCTATTGCTTTAAAATATTTAGAAGTTATATTTTCCCATCTATTAATATGATATTCTAATGTTTCTTTTTTTTCAATTTCATTTTTAAAATTCAATATATTTTGGGCTATGTATGGATCATTTACTAATTCGCATAAAACTAGATATATTTCCTGATCATTCGTAAGTGAATAAAACATATACTTATATAAGTATTTAAAATTTACTTTTATATACTTATATAAAATGGGAGTTCCTTTATATTTTAAAACCATTTTAGAACAATATAACAATGTATTACTATCACAAAATAATAATATAATTAAAAATAATTTATTTTTTGATTTAAATTGTTTAATACATCCTTGTTGTAGAGAAGAAACAAATGAAGATATGATGTTCATTAAAATAAAAGATTATATAGATAAAATAATAAAATTAGTAAATCCAAAATTTACTTATATTGCTATTGATGGAGTATGTCCTAGAGCTAAAATGCAACAACAAAGAAAAAGAAGATATAAATCAAGTACAGAAAATAAAATATGGGATACAAATGCTATATCTCCAGGTACAGAATTTATGAATAAACTTAATATTTTTTTAAGAAAAACTTATTTGTCAGATAATAAAGATATTATAATTAGTGATTCAGATGAAAGGGGAGAAGGAGAACAAAAAATATTTGATTATATTAAAAAACATAATCTAAAAAATAATGTTATTTATGGATTAGATGCTGATTTAATTATTTTGTCTTTATTATGTGATAATAAAACATATTTATTAAGAGAAAGAACAGAATATAATATAGAAAATTTAGAATCTGAGTTTATTTATTTAGATATTACTATTTTAAAAAAATATGTAATTAGTAGTATTAAATATAATAATACTTTATCAGATAAAGAAATAATACAAAATTATTGTATATTATTTTTTATATTAGGAAATGATTTTGTATCTCATACTCCTTCTATAAATATTCGATATAATGGTGTAGATGAATTATTAAATATTTATAATGAATTAATGGAAGAAACGAATGGTATTTTTTTATTATATTCAGAAAATACTATAAATATAAATTTTTTACAGATGTTATTTCATAAATTATCAAAAAATGAAAATAATAGAATTAAAAATATATTAGAAATTAGAGATAAACAAGAAAATAAATTTAAAAATATATACAATAAAGAAAAAGATAAAAGTAAAGTAATTACACATAAACCAATTATTTTTAGAGAAAAAGAAAAAGAGCTTTTTAAAGATATAAATGATTGGAAAAATAATTATTATATGTATGAATTATATCAAGAAAAATATTATCCTACTTATAAAAATATATTAGATGAAAAAATAGATAATATGTGTAAAGAATATTTTGAATCTATTATATGGTGTGCTAAATATTATATAGATAAATGTTATTCTTGGAAATGGTATTATAAATATTTAGTAGCACCTTCTTTTTATGATTTAAGTAAATATAATTATTTAGATAATTTAAAAGAGGAACAAGAATCTTATAAATCGTATGAACAATTAATGATAATATTACCACCAAAAAGTTATAATTTATTAGAAGAAAAATATAAAAAAATATTAGAAGATAAATATTATTATTTATCTCCAAATAAGTTTAAAGAAAGTCATGTATTAAAAAGATATTTATGGGAATCAGAACCTATTATACCTGATTTTAATTTTTAGGAAATATATTATGGAATATACCCTGGAATATAGCCTAAATATTCATCTGCATCTTCTGGATCATCTAAACCAGCTTTACTTAATTTTATAAATATTTCACCCATTCCACCTGGTGGATTATTAGATGCAAATCTTCCTTCACATCTAAACTTAGCCATATCAGATTCTAAATCTTCTTGATCATATTCACTTGGATTAGGATGATCATATAATACTCCAATTACTAAATAATTTGAATCTTCACTATTCCCAGTTATTTTATCTAAATAAAGAACTCTAGTTTGGTCTACCTTTCCATTAACACATTTAAAAGCAGGTGCTTTCGGGGTTCCATCTTCATACTTTGGTAATTTATCTTGGCCGTATCGACAAGGATTTTTAATCAAAATTAAATATAATGAAACTGATTCATTATCATCATTAGTTATTTGAACTTTATCATCTGTAACAACAGAATGCTTCATTAAATCACAAATACAAGGTGTACAACATCTATAATATTTACCAATTACAAAATTATCATTATCAGTTAGGTCTATATCTTTACCTACTTTACTTAATTTTTTTAATTTTAAATCACTTGTTCTTGACATAGGATCTTCCGAGGGTTGTATTGGAGAACCACTTACAGCGCAATATATTTTATGAAAATTTTCAAATTGGTTAGCAGTAAAATCTTTATCTCTAAATCTATCATAAGCATATTTAAAAAAATGCGCACCACCACCATTTCTATTTCTGGAAGGAAATATAGTATTAAAATCAACTTTCAGATAATCTCTATATAATTCATTTAAAGTTGGATAAATATTTTCTGGAACATTCTGACTACCAACTGTAAAATATTCTTTTCTATAATAAGATATTAAGATTAGTATTAGTAATATTGAAATAATTGAAATAAATAAATTCAGAATATGATTCATTTTTTTTTTAGTTAGTTTCATATGTATATATAATTATTTTAATTTTTAAAAAGAATATAAAAATAAAAAGAGTATACTTAATAAAAAGAGTATATTTAATAATTTAAAAATAAAAATGGCTACAAATCCTTATTTTATTAATTTTATTGTTGCCTTGACTATGTATTATTATGGAGGTGATAATTTGAGAAAAAATTGTCCTCATATGACTCTGGATTCAGATACTAAACTTATTCACGATAGAGATATAGCTATTTCTGAATTAGCATCAGTAACATCTGAATTAAATCAATTAAAGAATGGTCAAATGAGTCATTTGGTAGATTCTTTAAAAGCAGATAATTATAAATATCAAACAAATCTTAATAATTGTATTAATAATGTGAATGATTTAGAACATAAGATAAAACAAATAGATGAATGTAAAATTAAATATAGTGATTTAGAATATAATAAAAAATTATTTTTAAATCAAGTACTTGAATTTAATGCTTATAAAGAAATTATGGATGAAAAATATGAAGAAAGGGAAAAAAATTTGGAATTAGAAGGAGAATGTGAGGTGTGTGAAGTGTGTGAAAAATGCCCTGCAAGTTTATTTGAATATTTGAATTTATCAACAAATACAACTAACCAAACTATTAATATGTATGATGTAGATAATAGATCTATATAATTTAATAAAATAATTATAAAATATTAAATAATATATAATATGAAATTAAATAATTTTTGTTTAATTGATTTAGATTATGAATATCCAAAAAGTGTATGTTTATTTGATTTTTGGTCAATACATCACGGCTATTGGCATGGTTTAATTTATATTATTATTCATTACATATTAAATATTAAAAGTTTAAAATTATCAATTATAATAAATATTATTTTAGTATTTTTGCACGCAGTTGAAGAATATATTGATAATAATAGTTTATATAGTTTACAAGGTTTTATTATAGATAATATTGGACCTATATTTGATAATAAAATAAATCCAAAAATGAGAAAACCAGATATTGATACTATTTATAATTCTATTGGTGATGTAATTAGTGGATTAATTATTTCAATTTTAATAGTAATATATTGGTATAATTATAAAAAATTACCATTATTTTATATATTTGGTTTAATACCTATTATATATATGTCATTAGGTAAAGCTCATACATTATATTCTGAAAATAATCAATAAATATTATATAGAAAATCCTTTTAATTTCATTTCTTTTATAAATATATCTAAAGGACAAGGACCAATATCTAATACTAATTTATGAAAATCTTTGATATTATTATTTTTTTTTAAATATAATTTTTTGTATTTTTGTATTAATAACTCACCTATTTTATAAGATACGGCCTGTCCTGGATTTGATATATATCTTATAATCTCTTCTTTTACAAAATCATCTGTAACATATAGATATTTATTAAATAATTCACTACATTTATTATAATCCCATTTATAATAATTTAAACCAACATCTAAATACAAACGAATTATTCTTATTAATTCATAAATATATCTATAAAAAACTTCATATAAATTATCACTCTCTAATAAAGTTTCTGTATAAGTAGCCCACCCTTCTGAATATCCACTATAATAATTATTCAAAATATATTTAGGAACTTTATTTTTTATATTTATTAAATGTTCATAATTATGTCCTGGATTACCTTCGTGTAAACTTAATACATATAATTCATTTTTATTTAATATACTTTTATCTTTAAAATAAAAAGTTCCTCTTTTATTATTTGTTGGAGGTAAATAATAAATACTTGTTCCATAATCAGCATTATCTAATATTTTAATATTATAATCAATATCTATATATGAATTATAAAAATATTTTGTAAGTATATTTCTTTTTATTTTGTCTTTCACTTTTTTAAGATCATCTATTATTTTTTTATTTGAAGTATATAAATTTTTAGGATTTGTATTTATATTATAATGTAATTCTTTTATAGTTCCTTTAAATTTTAATTTATTCTTGATTAAATCTAAATTTTTTAAACATTTTTTTAATTCAATCTTTGCTATATCAAATATTTTTTTAGGAGTTATTGATTTATAAGTATTTATCTTTAAAAATGTTAAATAATCTGATTTACCATTTTTAATATAACTTAATCCTAAATTATTAGTTGTAAATTTTAAATATTTATTTTCTAAAAAAAATAATAATTTCTTTATATTTTTAACTAAATATTTATTTATACTATTCTCATACTTTTTCTTTATTTTATTTGGAATATTTTTTTTATGTTTATATGTTTGATTATTTAAACTATCTTTAAAATAATTAATAATATGATTTATTATAATAGTAGTATGAGTTATTTTCTTTTTAATTCCTTTTTTTAATAATAAAATTATTCTATTTGTTATAGAATCTAATTTTACTAATCTTTTAATATAATCTTCATAATCTTTAATATTCTTAAATGTATAAAAATATTTACCTGTTGAATTTAAAATATATTCCAAAAATATATTTTCATATATATTCATACATAAAATATCATAATCAATCTTAATATTTTGTTTTTTTAAATCATATTCAAATATTTGTATATATTTGTTTTTATCTTTAATATTATCTAAAAATTTAATATATTTTTTGTCCAACTTATTTACTTTATCTATATAAGAATTTAAATATATATTAGGTTGGATGTGTTTAAATTTATCAATATATTTTATATTTATAGAATCATTTAATGTTGGATTTAATATTAATGTATCTAATAAATATTTATTATATATATCCATAATTAATATATAGTATATTTTTTATATTTCATCTAAATTAATTTCAGGTTCTTCTTCTTCTTCTTCACTTGATTCTTCACTTAATTCTTTAACATCATGATCATCTACATCATCTACATCAAATGGATTAAACGAATCATCTAGATAATCAGACGATGATGATTCTTCAAAAATACTTGGTAATTCTTTCATTTTTTTTAATTTTTTAACATGTTCTTCTTTATATACATCAATTATACTACATTTATCAGATTGTAAATCATTCCATATTTCAATTAAAACAATATTATCACTATTAACATACTTTTTTTTTCTCATATTTCCCCTAACTGTACCAATTCTTTCAATGCCATCTGAACATTGTATCTTAAATCTACAATTTCCTAGTGCTGAAATAACTTTTGCATATTCTTCATTTTTTTCTTTTAAACGAAGTTTTCCATTATCAATATGATTTTTACCCTTTTTATGTTTATTCCCACCAATTTTATTCTTAGGCATATTAATATTATATATATATAATTCAGTTATTAATTAAATATAGTTAAATGTTTAAGTATATTTAATAAAAAAAATATTATAGAAAATGTTAATCATTTATATTTATTGACCACCTAAGCTAACAACTCCGGGTAATGTATCCCATGGATTTGTATCTTTTTTAGCTTTACGGGACGATCTACGAGCGGATCTACCTGGTGATCTACGAGCGGATCTGCGAGCAGCTCTGCGAGCAGCTCTACGAGCAGCTCTACGAGCGGATCTACGACCAGATCTGCGACCAGATCTACGAGCGGATCTGCGACCCGATCTACGAGCGGATCTGCGACCAGATCTACGAGCTGATCTGCGGGCTGATCTGCGGGCTGATCTGCGGGCTGATCTACGAGCCGATCTACGAGCTGATCTGCGAGCCGATCTGCGGGCCGATCTGCGGGCACTTCTACGAGCCGATCTACGGGCACTTCTACGAGCGGATCTACGGGCACTTCTACGAGCGGATCTACGAGCACTTCTTCTTGAGGATCTTGCCATTATTTATATTATAATATAGATTTTTTTTATAATTAAATTATTATTTTTTATTATTTTTTTTTCCAATTTGACGCAGCCATTTTAAATCTTTCAGCATGTGATTTATTTGGATGTTCGGCTTTTAGTTTTTTTAATTCTTTTGACATAAATTGATTATATGCTGAAGGTTTTTTAGATTTTGATTTTTTAGATTTTGATTTTTTAGGTGTATTTCCCATACTAAATGTTTCAGCATTAGGATTTAATTTGAATTTTTTCATTCCAGATTTTCTGGATGATCTGCGATTTGAACGAGCAGATCTACGAGCCGATCTGCGGGCACTTCTACGACCCGATCTACGGGCACTTCTACGAGCCGATCTACGGGCACTTCTACGAGCCGATCTACGGGCACTTCTACGAGCGGATCTACGAGCCGATCTACGGGCACTTCTACGAGCCGATCTGCGGGCACTTCTACGAGCGGATCTACGAGCCGATCTGCGGGCACTTCTACGAGCGGATCTACGGGCACTTCTTCTGGATGATCTTGCCATTATTTTTATATTATACATTAGATTTTTTATTTTTTTTAAATTGTAATAAAACTTTTGATATTTCATCTAAACTTGGGGGTAAATATAATTTATTTTCTTGTATTAATTTATTAATACTATTTTTTTTTACTTTTTTTGGAATATATTTTTTACTTGCAGAAGGGGGAGGCGGCAATGGTGGTGGTGGTGGTATATTTTTTTTAATTTCATCAATAAACGCATAATTACTTAAACATAATGGTATATTTATCTTAGCTTGTAATAAATTCCATTGATAAGAAATAATACTATCTTTAATCCATAATCCATATAAATAAATAATATAATTACCATAAGTATTCGGATTAATATTATTTATTTTATTTTTTCTTTCATCATAAATAATAGCATTATTTAATATTTTTAATCTTATATATTTATTATTATTATAAACTTTTAAAAAGGTATCTCTTTTATATTTTTTATTAATTTTTAAATATATTGCGTTTAATATTTCTATAAATTTTTGAATATTACTATCATTTTCAATATTTATAAATGATAAATCTATATATTTAGTTTTATATTTATTATTTATACCATATTCAGAATATAATTTAGGGGTTTGTATTACTAAATCTGAATTATTATATTTAATAGGAACAAATGTAAATTTTTCATTATATTTTAATTTTTTTTTAATAGATAATAAATTACTATCAAATTCATTTGATAACAATATCATTATAGTATATCATTTCAATATATATAATTTTAATATTTTTAAATCATTTAAAATATAGTTAATAGTATTATAATATATACTATAATGAATAAAGAATGTCCAATATGTGCGGATGATTTAGATAGTAAATATATTCATAAATTAGATTGTGGTCACGAATTTCATTATGAATGTTTATTTAAAAGCTTAAAATTTCAAAGAAAAAATATTTGTCCAACTTGTAGAGCTCCTTTTAAATTTTTACCAGTAGTAAATGGATTAAAAAAATTAGAATATAAAATACATTATGATAATACAAATAAACATTTAGTTAAATTAGATAATATAAAATGTAATCATATAATATCTAGAGGGAAAAATAAAGGAAAACAATGTAATAAAAATTGTAAATTAGGATATTTTACTTGTAGTGCACATACTAAATAGCATAACCGTGTTGTCGTATAATATTATTTCTACTAGCATCTATTAACCAATAATAATTGGTATCTTTATCACTACCAAAATATGGAAATTTATCAGGTACATCTATATTTTGTGTTGTTGAACTATTATGTAATATACATTCTTCATTATTTTTTACTAAATTACCATGTTTATCCCAAATTCCATTTTTGTATTTATCACAAAATATATTTTCAGTTAAATTAACTTGGGTATTTGGTAAATATATTGTACTTAATTCTTTTAAATATTTTTTATCTGATCCAACTAAAAATATATTTGTAAAATCTAAACTTGTATCACTTAAATATGCATATTTATAATTTTTTAAATAATCTTCTTTTAAAATTTCATTTAAATCATCATCAGGAGTATTATTATACAAATAACCCCTATTATAAACTAAATCATCATATTTATTTATTAGATTTGGATAAGAATTATAAAATTCTTTAATATTATTTAAATAGATAAATTCTGTATCAAAATTAATTATAAAATCAATTAATAGTTTATTTGAATTAAAATAATTTAAATTATATACAAAAAAAACTATTACATATCTTCTATTATTAAATTCATCTATTTCTTCATATATTCTTTCCATATCATTTAAATTAAAAGATGTTTGATCAATAATACTTGAAATTATTAATTTTAAATGATGTATTAATGCATTTTTTAAATTTTCTGGTACTGTATTTTTAGTATATACATTTTTAATAGTATTATTACCTAATATATATTTAATATCAATAGATATATAATTATCTGTAACAATTACATTATTTAAATTACTATTTTTTAAATTTTTAATATTATCATTTAAATTACTATTTGTATTATTATTATTACTATCAATTATAACTGTATTATTATTACTATAATTATAATTTTCATTCATCATTAAATTTTCATTCATCATTAAATTATTATCTAAACTACTATTCTTATTTACATCTAAATTTTGTTGATTTAAAATATTATAAAGCATTAATATAAGTATAATAATCATTAATGTATATTGTGATTTTGTACAATTCATTATAACCCTATATATATATTATTTTAGAATAAATTTTTCTTTATTTGTTATCATTAAATTATTTATAAAATAATAAGATTCTAATAATTGATTAATTGAATTTGCTCCTGTTATTATAATAGAACCACTCTTAAATACAGCAATTGTTATTCTTTTACAATTACCATCTCCACTAGCACACCCCTTTCCGGTACATAAATTAGAACATTTACAAATTCCATCATTATAATCAGTATTATAAAAATACTTAATATTTACACCCGGATATATAAGAGGTTCATATGAAGAAAATATATTCATATTTATTATAAATCTATGCAAAATATCTCTATCTATATTATAACCCACATTAAAATCACTATTAATTAAAACTATTTCATACTTATTTACTACAAAATTTTTATTATCTGCTATTTTATCATCATCTTTAATATTATTATCTATTTTTTTAATAATATCTCCAATTGATTCAACTACTGATTTACCTTGTTCTATACCTTTTAATCCAGTCATTTGTATTTTTCCATTATTGAATATTTTTACATTTATTACTTTATTCACAAAATAATGTAATGTTATTTGATTATAAAATACATTTTTCTTTTTTTTATTTTTTCTAGGTCTTTTATTAACTTTATTTGTAGTTCCTTTTGTATTATCTACACCCCATTGAATAAATCTAATTTTATCATTTATTTCAATATTATCATATAATGATTTTAAATCTATATTTGTATCAAATCCTGATAAAGCAGTAATAGTAGATATTCTTAAATTATCCATTTTTATGGTTATACAATTATAATCGTTTAATTTATCTTTAAATATATATCAAATTAAATTAAATTTAATTTAATTTAATTTATAAGAAAAAAATTTAAATAAAAAAAATAAATTAATTATATTTATCTGTTGCCTAGACTGCAGCTGCTCCTGGTCGTGGAATTCTGCGACGAGTTCTGTCCACCAACATTAAATCCTTGAATTATACCATTAGAAGGATTTGGAACATCATTCATAATACCAGCTTTATTCATTGATCTGCAAATATCAGGCATTAATTTTGAGAAAAAGAAACCAAGCATAAAAACTAATATAAATGTTAGAACATTATTATTAGATGATTCTTCAGTCATATATATATATATATTAATTATATTTTATTTTGAAATTAATTAAATAAAATTAATCACTATCATAACTATGATTATCATCATTATCTTCCATATCAATTGTTCCAATAACACGACCTCTGTTGGTAGCATTTGAAGATAATCTATAAGTTAAATCAACTAAAATATCAGCAATTAAATCTCTTTCAATTATAAAATAATAATCAGCTAATATCATATTCGCATATGTATTTTTCATATCTTCATAAGTATTAATTTCAACTGTATTTTCTTCTACATAATTTAAAATAGCTTCATGACAATTATTTGTATTTATAATCATTATTAATATAAAAAATAAATTACTATTTTTTATATAACGCAATTTAAAGATGAAAGAGTTTGATTTAGAAAGGATAGAACAAAGCTTAAATAATGCACAAAATAATTATAATAATATTAAATTATCAGATACTTATATTTATGATAAAAATTCTATTATTGAATTATATATATTATTTATAATGTTTAGTATTTTTCCTGTAAAAAATATAAAATTAACAGAATATGATGTAGATTAATTTATTCTAATATTTTTAATATATTAGTATATCTATTATTTGTTATATAATTTATAAATACATCATTTTGTTTTAATTCATTTAAATTTAATTTTGAATTATTATCTATATTTACAACTGATAATTTATAATCATTTCCTTCTTTTTTATGAAATAAAATATAAAGCTCTTTATTTTGAATGTCTTTTATTTTTTCATCAAGTAAAAATAAATTATAATTCAGTACATCTTTTGAATATTTTTTTGTTA